CTGCGTTCCCGTTGCCCTCCAGCAGGAGGACCCGGACGACCGCCGCCATCAGGGTCTTTCGGGTCATCCACCGGTTTGGGGTAATGTCCAATTTACGAGATAGGGCGTTATAAAGCCGAACATCCCCGGAGGCCGTATTGGCCATCAACCGGATAGACATGGAGCTGATCAAATCCGCGATCCGGCTCACCGCCATCAGCACCTCGGGGTTTTCAGACAGCCGGGTGTACCCCTCACTGCACAGGCTGTCCCAGGCTCCGGACATTACAAAGCCCACACTGCTCCGCCGCTGGGCGGGCTTGTCTCGGGCTCCGTGAGCCGGGTTCTTTCGCTTACTCATCCTTGGGTCCCTCCCCAAACCAGTTATTTTCTTTCCGGACCTGCTCCAGGTCCTCCAAGTAGGCACAGCAGGCAAATACTGCTGCGTCGAAGATGTCAATGCGTAAATTGGGCTGGAGCTTATCATACATGACCATGTCATCCGCTTTTTCGATTCCCCGCACGTTTTGCACGCAATACTCGAGGGGTTCTGCGTGGAGATAATACAGAGTTCCGCGCTTAGCGCTGGCCTCAAGGTATCGGAAACCCTCGTTCTTTCGAGTAAACAGCTGGGGTTGATCCTTGATCCGGAAGTGGGCCTGTTTCATCTCCACAAAATATTCTCGACAGAATTTGCGGTCGTGGCCTACCCGTCGGATCTTAAAGCCCTGGTCCCGCAGGTCCTTATACCACTTGACCACGTCGCTGTGGTTGGTCACTTTGTCATTGGGCATATCCAGCCATCATCCTTCCAGCCAAACAGGGGGATTTGGTCCTCGTGAGCCTTGACCATTGCAGCCGCCAAAGGGAACCAGCAATGTGGGATGATAATGTCTACCCCGTTGTAGTGGCCGAACAGTGCTGCCGCTGTCAAGTCGTGGAGTTTGGAAAGATCAGAGCCGCCGTACCATTTCACCGGGAGCCTGGACAACTCAGCCAAGCTCCAGTTGTACTTGCTGTCGCTGGCGCGAAACTCTTCTATGTTGAACCAAGCCCGCAGGCTGGCAATAAACACATTGAGGGACTTCTGTAAAAATTCCGGCCGCATCTGCGGGTCCTCTTTGGCCTGCATGGCGTCATTGATCATCTCCTGAGGACGAATACTCTGCCCCCAACCCGGGTTGCAACATTCTAGGACCTCCGGATTCGTATAGTCCACATCCCCATTTTCTTGCCGGGGTGCTGCTGCGATGAAAACAAAAATACTATCGGCCTCTGGCCCGGAGACGGTCCCATTTAGGATTTTCCGGCAATATTCCACACGTTTAGCACAGAATCCGGTAGCCAGGTCGCCGCCGGAGCTGATTCCGATGATCAGCTTGTTGGTATATGCCTTGGTTGCATCTTTCAGGACCTGATACTGCTTTGGGCTTTTGTAGGTATGCAGCTCGTCGGCGATGACAATATTGCAATTAAAGCTGTCCTGCTTATCCGGGCTGGCGGCTAAGGCATGGATGCTGATAAAGCCGTCCTCACCGATGTCTCCAGTGATGCTCCGCTCCATGTTGTTGTTGATAATCCGCAGACCGTTCACCGGGTCATCGTCCACCGTCAGTTTGAGGCGACGCAGGTTATACCGCAAAAAGTCAAATCCCTCCAGGGCCTGCTTTAGGGCCCCGCCCACCTCGTATACCTTGGACCCGGAGCGCCGTTCATATAGGGCCAGGGCCCAGGCCAGCGCCGCCGCAAAGGTAGTCTTGATATTCTTTCGAGGAATAAAGTCCAGCGCCTCCTTAAAGCGGCGCTCCTGGCTGCCGGCCAGGTAAAAACCCATTACGTTGTACACAATAAACTTGTGATACGGAATGAGGAGGAAGGGTGTCCCACGGAGTGGTGTAGCATCCAAAAACTCCCCCTGCTGGTGGCAGATTGTGGTCTCGATGATAGCGATGATCTCATTGGCCGGGTCCGGGCGAAACTCCCATTTTGGATTCTGAAGGTCTCGGTGATAGCGCTCACAGGCCTGGACAATCTCCGGGCATACCCGTATCCGACCAGAGAGGCAACCATCCACATAGGCGTCCACCTCGGCCTGATAGGCGGCCGCGTGATCCAGAGCGTAGTTGTGAGCTGTCTCCAACAGGTCCTCCAAAGGGCTCTGCTGTCCGCTTGACATGGCCTCAGCCTTTTGACGGGCCCGCTTCAGGCTGGTAGGAGTCAATCCAAGCTGGTTGCGTAACGCCTGGATGTCCTTACGGAGCTGGTCCACCACAGCGTAGTTAGGGTCCTTGGCTGTGTACTTCCCGCCGGTCTTGTTCACCAGCTCTGCTACCATCTGGCCGCCGGCAGCCCGCCAGTTTTTTTCCGCCTTGGAAAGTTCCCGCTCCAGTTTAGCCAGCTGCTTGATAGTCGGCTCAAAGATCGTGTTGTAGGTCCCGACAGATTCCATGTCCGCCCGGATCATCGCCTCTCGGCCCATAGCTTCCTCCTGTACTGTGATCCACCGCCGCTCCGCGCGGCCGCATCGTTTGCGGGCGCGTCCTGCCCGCGTGATAATTCCTGCACGCCCGAACCCCCTCCGCCGTTTTTCTCGCCGTCGGAAAGAGTCCTGCCCCCCGGTCTTCCGGGGGGCTCCCGGTGGGGGCCGAGAGAGGGGGGGGATACCCTGCGCCGCCAGGACATCCCCAGGTCGGTGAGAGCTCCAGTCTCACGGTCGTGCATGGCATTGTGGCAGCCAGCGCACAGGCTGACCAGATTCCACTCGCACCAGGCGAGCTCGGGATAATCCTCCACCGGATGCGCATGGTGTACCACCGTGGCATCCACCGCCAGACCATACCTCCGGCACTGCTGGCACTGGTATCGATCACGCCGCAGGATTTCTTTGCGCTTGGCGGCCCACCGCTTGCTCTTGTAGCCATCCCAGGCCATTTTGATCCCTCCCTCCCGCTGGCCGTCTGGTCTCTGTCCCTGGGCTATCACCTCCAGGAAAACAAAAAAGGCCAGAGCCAACGATCCCACCCACTGGGTAGATCATCAGCTCTGGTCCTCTCGACACTGGCCCTCTGCGATATTCACGATGTACCGGCTTTTGCACTGTCGGCAGTACAGCCGTAGCCGGATGGCTTTCATGTCCGGCGGTGCTTCCTGGAGTTTATTTCGAAGACCAGCCTCCAGACACTTCGGGCACAGCACATATCCGCCTTTCACGGGGAATATTCTATCAGGTTTCGGTCCAAACTTCAAGGTCTTTTCCTCCTTTTCTCCATCATAGACGAATTATTAAGACTGGTTTCAAGGGAAAAAATTATTAGGTGGCGGCTGTTTCCGCTGCTTAGGCTGTGTATAGGTATATTCGGGTTGCTCCCTCACAGGAAACATAAGATAACGCGCCCCGATGCAGTCCCCGTATCCGTATGGATTGCGCTCGCAGAAGGGCTCGTAGTCCACCGCTCCGTATGGCGGCGTCAGGGT